TTTAAAAGATATAATAGAAATAGAAGGTATGGTGTAGATATTGGTGTTTATATTTTTGAGGATGTACCAAAAGCTCACCCTATAGCTATCTTAAATACCAGATTAGATAATTCAGCACTTATTACCTACAAGGGAGACTATATGGTAGATAAAAAAGAACATGTTGAAGAAAATTTAAAATTAGATAAAAATTATCCAGGTACTATACTTTCAGAATTTTTTTATTGGGGAAATGTAGAAGTTAAAGTAACTGGTAATTTTGGAATGGCTAGTGTATTTAGTTATTATCATGGTTATATGGGTGGGGAAGATTTATTAATATATTCTGATGAATGTCCCAGACCAAGCTAACAATAAAGTTTAAAAAAAATGTCATTAATATTAAACTGAATGAAATTTTTAAGAGGAATTGAAAAATTTAGATCATATAATTTTGAAAGTAAAGGTCTTATAGGAAATTTTATTATTAATGACGGTAAATATCAAAAACTTTTAGATACTTTAAAAAATTATGAAAGAATATTAGGTGTCAAAGATGATAACCTGATAGATAATAAAGAAAATAATGTATCAAATATGTTATTAAATTATTTAGATTATTTAGATTACTATATTGTTAGTCACTTTTTGAGTAATGTTTATGCAATTAGATTCAATCCTAGAAGTCATATGGAAGTTGAACAAAATATTGATTTAGTAGTTGATTTTGTTACCTTACTTTATAAGAAAAGGTATCCTGATGATAGCGAGATTGATATGGTTAAATATAATGAACTTCGTGTTGAATTCCAAGAAAGATTTGGTAGATTTTAAATAATTTTATAATATTAAATTAGTATTATAAATTTATAGAGGTGTTACACCAGATGCAACTAATGCGTCGTATTGACCTTTAAGTTTTGTTAATAAATCCTTGTAATAATCTCCTTTATGAGCAAACGGATAATTTACTTGGTGACCTCCCATTCCTGGAACTTCATTATCTTCAATGAGATTCCAAGCACTTTCTACTTCAGTCCAATTTCTGTAAGTTCCTCCGTATGTTCCAGTACCACCAAATCCACTGGTGTAGCCTCCACTTGGAAAAGTTGTGTTTATACCGAATGGATGAGTTGAACTATCAGCTTGATTATTTGCTAATAAGTTAAATTCTGGAGCATCTTTAACAAGCATATTAACAGAAACTATATTAGAATCTTCTTTAGGTGTTCCTTTAACAAGATAATAATAAGCTCTATTATTACTAACAGGGTCTCTAATCTCATTAACTCCATTTCCATAAAAAGGGATAGCTTCGGAATATTTTTGATTTGCATATTTAATTCCACCAAAATAAGCAAAAAAGCTACTGCTAGGTACAGAATAGATAAATACATAATTATTAAAATCATTGTCATCTGTTACAAAAGCTTCTATTAATCTTTTACCACTCCATATATCATTTGTACTATCATAATCACCAAAGTTTAAGTGTATTTTGTTAATTAAATCTTGTGAATCAGTATCAGAAATAGAAGGCAGGTTATCTTTATTTTCTGTCATTAAATCTAAGATTTCAGTAACTTCATCATCTGATTCCTTATTCATATGTTTATGATTGAAAATATAATAATCTTCACCATGCATAGTTATTTTAATAGCTTCTCTTGGTTCTTTAAAAACTACATCATATTCATTTACTACCCCAACATTTCTAATGTAAATTTTATAAGCTCCTGGTGATAATCCAGTAAGTGAAGTAACACCTGTAGAGTTATCTAAAACTTCATTTTTATATAACCAATTTATAACTTCTGGGTCATTACCTCCAGTAATATTTAATGTTATAGAACCATTATTTTTATCTGGAAAATTTGTTGGATTTATTTTAGTAACATCAACATTTAATGTTGGTACTGAAGATACACCATTATAAACTTTAGTATTAATATCAACAGAACCACTTTCAATAGAAACAACTATGGCATTTCTATCTAAACCAGTAAATTCTTTCATAATTCTATCTTTAATATTATTTTTAATAGATTTAATTTCATCTGGAGTTAGTTTTGAATAATCTCCTACTGGATAATAAATTGTAAAGTTAGCTAACATACCAGTATCTAAATCATTTTCATAAATAGCAGGTGTAGAACTTAATTGACTAGATGTATTATTTAATGATGATTTAATATTTTCTTTACTAAATAATTCAATAGCTTTTTCATTGTTAATTATATTAGAATAATCAGATGATGGAAGACTAGAATCAGTATTGTTTTCAATTCTTACAGTTTCATCTAAAGTACCAGTAATAGTATCATCAAATATTTTCATTAAAGTAATATCTTCTGAAACTTGTTTATTAATAAATTGGAATTTAACCATGGTTTCATATCTAATTCTAGCTTGAGCGGATTCAGAAAAATCTGGGTAATTACCATCCGCACTTTCTTCTTTATCATCAACATATACATTAGATTGAGGGAAAAATTCATTTACTATATTTTGTAAAGCTTCTTTTGAACTAGAAAATCCTGAATTTATTCCAGGGTCTTGGTCTGCTCCACCACTACCATCTTCTATTTGTGATCTAGATGCTTCTGGACTACTCGTACCGGTACTTCCTGATACTGTTCCCTTAAATTTAACTAAGATATTAATAGCAAAATCCTCTAAATCATATAATTGATATGGTAAGTAATCACCTTTAGCTAAAGTTGGTATTCTTTGTAAGTGTTCTTCTAAATCTGTTTCATATTTACCTAAAGCATTATATAATTTGAATAAATTAGATTCATATAATTTTTCTCCATCATCTTTTGTTTCTAATTCACTCTTAATTTTAGCCATAATAAGATCTCTCTTTTTATATGGTTCTGGAGGAGTTGCATCTAAATAATGATTATTATCGTTAGTATTGTCAATAAATTCATATGTTCCTGATTTTTCTCCTGTGGTAATATTTTTATCAAGTCCTTCTTCATCTTTATATGAAATAAAAACAGTGTTATCGAATTTAGTAAATAAACTTGCTGATAACATTTTATGAACAATTGGTTTAAGGTAAGCAGATTTTAGATGGTCCTTACTAGCAAGTAGTCCAAAATTATTTGGATTATAGTCTGTTCCATCATCTTGTACAAATCCTACAAAATCTCTAGAATAGAAGTCAACCATTCTATGTTCACGGTTAAAACCTTTAGCAATTCTTTTATAAAATTGTGTGTTTACAGTAGTACTTCCTGCAGCTCTAGTTATTTGAATTGGATTAAAAATATAGGTTGGATTAATAGGAGTAGTTTCAGTTTCAACTAATCCATTATAGTTAGGTAAATAAACTCCATTCACTAAGTTTTGTAATGATGTAGGGTCAACATTTCCTAAAGCAACCATTGCGTAATGATTTCCAGCTGTATCAAGATAAACTTCTTTAACATTGTAATCTGGATTTCTTTCATCAAATAGAACTGCGGCTGATGCAAAAGCATTTTGGAATATTTTAACTTTTGTTTCACCATTACCAGCATTAGTTGGTTCGTAAATACCTGCAATAAATTCACCATAAGATTTAACTGAATAATCCCATTTTTCTTCTGGTAATTGGTCTACAAATGTAACAGTACCAATATCTAAGTTAATCTCTAAAACTTTGTTAATATTATATTCAAATGGAGAAATAATAATCTTAATTCCGTTTGTTCTACCATCACCCATAATATATTGACCATTACATATTATACCAAAAAGATACATTTCTCTATCATACCAACTCTTTCCATATAAGTTTCTCATTTCAGTTTCCATAATATTTCTTATAGTGGTATAACTTAATAAAATATTACCTGTATTAGATACATTATTTAATAATAAAGATTTATTAAGATTAACTTGATGCATATCATCAGTTGTATCATCAGCACTAAACATTAAAGTAACATTAGTATCCCATGCAAGATGTAGGGTAGTTCCTAAATCTGCCATATAACCTAAATTGAAATTCTTTTCTCTATCGTTATATAATTGAGGCATTGGTCTAAAGTCTAAACGTAATCTATATGTGACATTATCAATTGCAGATTCTACAAAATATTCTAATTCTCTATTAAAGTTACCGAAATCTTCATTAATTAATGAAACATAGTCATTTAAAATGGAGTCTTTGTAGTAAACTCGACTATTAATACTTAATTTAGTTAAACTTAATACATAATCACTTTCATCTTCAAAATGAACTGCTAATATTTTGTTAATAAGAGTAGTAAATACTAATTTAAAGAAACCAATACCTACATCAATATCACCATCTTCCAAATCATAATTACCAATATCAAAAGCAAATTTTCTATTATTTAAAATATAAACAAATTCAAAATTAATTAATCCTAGTTTATCTAAAAAGAATTGTCTAGTAAGAAGATTGTTATTTATAAAATTACTCGTTGATGAGTTTGATTCAAAATAAGCTTCAACTGTAAGATTATCAGCTGGGTCAATAGTAGTTACATCTCCACCAATTTCTTTAATAACATCCATTTTTCTTAATAAAGGTACTCTTAAAAAGTCGTTGTATTTACTAACTGTAAGAGTTTGGTCATTATTTCTTTCATTTCCATTTGGATCGTTATTAAATTCAACCACATCTCTTACGATTCTTTCTCTAACAACAATACGTTTACTATCATTAAGACCAATGTGTAGGCGATAAATACTATTAAAACTTAAAAATGTTCTTTCATCTAAATGATTCAAATTATAAAGTTTTAATCCCTCTCTTTCTTCTTGTAAGACTTTAATACGATAACCTTGAGTTGAAAAATGAGCATTAACTGTATTTTGAAGTAAAAGACCTGGTCTAGCTTCATGTTTATTCATGTAAACAGTAAGATTTACTACAACTGCATCAGCACCACTTGTTGAACCATCTTTTGAAATAATTATTTTTTGTAACTGAGCAAATTCTGGTCTAACACTGATACGTTTAAATCTATAACTTCCATCTGATAATTGTGGTTCATCTACCATTTTTTCTTCCATAACTAATGAACCTAAATGAACTTCAGAATCATATGGGTCTTTATCTTTAGCTATACCAAAGTATTTCTTCATATGATACATAATTTCATCAAT